GAGGGTCTCCATTCTTAACATCTATTTTATAAAAAACTTTACCTAATACAAGAAAGTCTCTAAATCCATTTTTAAATAAATCTTTCCATCTGTATTTTTCTTTCAAATACTCTATACCACTTTCAGCAACAACTTCTATTGCCTCTTTGTAAGTATATCTCATGTAAGTTTCTATGTCGTCTGGAATATCAAAATCAACATTATCTTGCGTGATATCCATTCCCATAGTTTCGTTTATTTCCTTTTTTATATCACCTAACATTTGTTCCATAACCATAGAAACCTTAGCGTCTTTTTTTCTATTAACAGCAGATTTGTTTATAGAACTTACTTTAGTTTCTAAAGGTCTACGTAATTCTTCACTTGTTAATAAATCAATCTTAGGAGCTATAATATTATAGTTGGTCATTCTAGCAGGGAAAGGTGTTCCATACTGGTCAGTAATATGCTCATAGTCTTTTGGGTCAAAGTGACCGTGATAGGCTTGATAATTTCTAATATCTTTAAATCTATCGTTTATATATAGATTGTTATTGTATTGAGCAATATAAGGTGCCATAGCATCTAAGTTTTGCTCACACCATTCTTTTGTTTTTTCTTCGTCGCTAAGCAGTTGCCTAGGAAAATTAGTGTACGGCATATTCTAATCTTTAAATGGAACTAATCTACCACCATCTCTTTTGTAGTAAACAAATCCAAGTTTTTTATCTTTTAATTCTTTTTGTCTTGCTTGAGTCTGGAATATATCAATATTATGAATTAAACACAAACCAAAAGCTATAGCCCTATCCGTGTTTCTTGTTCCATAATCAGCAAGCTCATTCAACAAATCTATGAACCATATATCATCAACATTAGTTTTAATATAATCGTCCATGTACTGCTCCATAACGGCCTTTGTTTGTTTATTCATTTGTAAACCAAATCTATTTCTAGTTAAGGTTCCAGGCGCGTGTGCAGTTTTGGGTTTTTCTTTCATATATTTAAGAGCTTTCTTTCTCTTAAAATAATCTATAATCCCAATTTTTGTATACTCAATGAGCATTTTAGCATTATAATATACAGCTAATTTAAGAC